GAAAAGGCCTGATCGTGGATACTGGGTTTAGAAAGAAGAGCGGGTCAGGGCGTAGTCAAAGAGTAGTGAGGGCCGTATGATGGAAGTTATTGGCTGGTTCCTAGTGCTACTACTTGGATTCGTAGTAGCCGGGATAGTCTCAATCTCAATACTTTTCTTCACAGACATATGAACACATGGCAATATGCCCTCATTGAACGCACACCAGAGGGTGAAATTGTTCAGCAAATAGATGTGACTGAAGAAGTCATACATCTATACAAGCAAATAGAACTCTTTCAGGCATGTAGTGATGCCCACATAAAGAGGATCTTAGGCGACCCTATGCACTGAGGAAAAGGGCTCTTTCATCGATACGGCGGTTTTGCAAGCCTTTGAGGATCTTTCCACCTGCCATGCAGTATTTCAAGAGTTCTTCACCAGCCCCCGCCTTATCGCCACGAATAACCTTTTGACGGAAGGTTGATCTTTGTAATGTCCCAAGACCAACATTGAAGCTAAAGCTAACGCAAGCATCATATTCACCTTGGGTAAGTATGACTGGAAGAAACTGGACCACTCCACGTTCAAACCTTGCAAGATCGGCTCTAAGAATTCCATCTACTTCGTCCTTTGTAAACGTGCGGTTATCTTCTGGTTTAAGCGGGTAAGCCCCTCTTTGATCCATTGGTAGCTTGCCTTGATCTGGGTAAAGAACATGTCCGACTCCTATTGTCCAAAGTTGTGCTGGGCAACGGTATGGCTTGAACCGCACCCCCTCATGGTGCTTGATCATCTCAACCGCTTTGGGGCTGACGTTCATTTTCCAAACGCCCTGCCGCCAAAATGGAAGGCAATGATTGAGGCAAACAGAGCCTGGGTGTCGTTGTCCCACAGTTGTTCAGCCATCTCTTGAAAGCTTACACTGTTGTTGAAACCGTGCCAGATCAGTGCACAATCAATGCCCACCAAAAGCATGAAGAAGCCGTAGGTGATGACCGGGCGTACAGATGCCCTCAGATTCCTCATCCAGGTGCTTGTGCCCTCATTTAAGCTGGTGTCATGGGCATATATGGCTTGCATCTCAGCTTGCTGTGCGCCAATCAAGGCTTGCCTGTCTTGCGACTTGGTTTCAATTTCTAGTTGCTCAGACTTAATATGCTCGACCCGCTCTTGTGCTTCAAAGCCCAGTTTCCGCATCTCCAATTCCCGCTGGATCTGAAGTTGGGCCAGGGCCATCTCATGTTTCTTGTCACTGCGGTCTTGGAAAAACTCCAAAAGCTTTGGCAAGCCGCCCATTAAGAAAGAGATTAGGGTTGAGAATAGTGTCAGCATTACTGTTTGCTCCTTGTAAGCATGGTTGCCGCTATGAGCAACAGGTTGTGAATCTTTTCCATGTCTTCAGGCTGTTCAGCCCATCCAACGGTGATCTGTCCAATGAACCTACTTGGGTCAGGCGGTACACCCACTCTACACCCAAAGTTCATACCCTTCTCAATGTACCAAAGGCCAATCTCGCTCTGCGCTTGGGTATAAGACCCACAGGTTATTTCCCCTGCCATTAACGCCACCACATCCCTGTTGTTGGATGAATTGGATGTAAACAAACCAACATCCAATCCATCATTTATTTTGTCTCGGCCTTCCCGTGTATACGCTCTGTGTAGCACCCGTGTGCCAAACATGGGGTTGACCTTAAACACCGCCACCACCACCGCCCCGGTGTGTTTGAACAAGTGAGAGGCCGCATCCTCAATTCTGTCTTCTGCAATAGATGGCATCTTTTGGTTTTCCCGGTATGCCCCCACCAATAAATCCTGATTTTGCCAAACAAAGTATCCTGAGAAAGCTACAACTCCCATGATCAAAATGGCTATCAATTTAAATGGGCTGTCCACATAGGCCAGCACCTTGCTTAAAGTGTCATTTTGGTTTGGGTTCTCTTGTGGCATCTTCTTCAACTTGCTTACGCAGTTTTTCTACTTTCTCCATTTGTGCTTTTGCCTCACGCCGCACCACCATCGTATCTACGTACATCATCCCAACAAGGGGCAACATCAACACAAAAACAAGTGCAAACAGGACTAGAACAAAAAGGTATCCAAAAGACCCCGATGATTCAGATTTATCATCCACATTAGGCATATCAGGTATCCTATTACGAAAACCACCGCCACCGTTTCCAGCACCCTGTTCAAAATTTGATTTTTTAATCTTTGTCGCCGCCATGCTTTCACCCGCTTTTCGTGCAGTTCCATAGCCGCTTGTTCAGATTTCTGGTCTAAAAGCCGCTGGTACTCTGCAACAATGTCTTTCCAGAGATCGGGCATTCCCATCTCCCAGCGCACCATTTTCTCAAGGTCTGCATAGAACTGCTTGGTTTGCCTGAGATACATTACATTGTCTATGGCTTGTGTGGCAAGATCGTCTTTGATTCCCTTCTTCTGATTGTCTTCTCGCTGAACTTCTGCTTTTTCATGGCTGGCCTCTAACTCGGCATGACCTTTAAAAAACTTTGACAGTGCACCACCAACTTCAGTGGTGATATTTGACAAATCATGGCCTGTTTTTTTTAAATCTTGATAAACAGCCACACAACCTTTTATGCCCTCATAAGCACCTTTGCACAGCGCAAATGCCGTTAAGGGGTCCACATCAGGACTTGTCTTGTTTGTTGTCTAGCTTGTTGAAGATCTGTTTAAGGATGTCTTTGATTTCTGTAATGTCAGCACGATAGTCATCTTTTATGACATATTCGTGAGGCATGTTGTTAATCTTGTCTTCAAGCTTGGTAATCTGTCTAGTCAATGTGTTGATCACATAAACAGCAAGAAACCCTGCAATGCTGACAATGGCATTGAATAGTTGTTGGACTTCCATGATTACCTCGGTGGTACTGAGCGATAAGGACTGCCAAGCTTTTGCGCCTCTTTGTAGGCATCCAATTGCTTCTTAGTCAGTGTACCTGGAGCAAGGTCAGATGGGGTCATACCTAGGGGCAATAACGCCTCTGCAACATTACCCATAGCCTCTCTAGCATTGGCGGCTTGACCAGCAGTCATAAGAAGGCCAGCGGCACCACCAACCTTCATTGCTTTGCCAAGCACAGGATAGTCTTTAGGCGGTGGAACACCCATAGCCTTGCGCTCTTCCCGATTCAAGGTCTGAACAGGAATGTTTTCCTTTAGCCATGCGTCATACTTTTTGATGTCAGCATAAGCTTTGTCCATAGCGGCTTGACCACCACCATAAGGTTTGCCCTTGTTGAATTCATCCTTCATAAACCTGCGGATGTCAGGACCAAATTGCTTTTCAAGGTAGTTGTCAGCGCCACCAAAACCTTCTTTAAATACCTTGCCTTCCATCTCAGCCGCAACAGCTTGCTTGGTTGGTCGACCACCAGTCTTTTTGGTTTCAGTAGTGGGCTTGGGCGGTTCTTCAATAGATGTCACACCTGCGGCAGGCGTTGCTCCAATATTCATGTACCGATTAAATTCCTCTGTAACAGGTGCAGTCTGTACAACAGGTGATGCTATAGAGGCCGCACGGGCTTTATCAAGAGATTCAACAGAAGGAGGTGGTACAAACTCCGCAAAAGTTTTGTCAAGAGGCTGTCCCATCAGATTGAACAGAGGGGGTGCTACAGGCGCAGGCTGTCCCATCATGGGTGGCTGTGTTTTAGCGGCTTGCTGTGCTTGAGATATCTCAAACAACCTTTGTTCAATTGGATCTCTTGAAACTTTTACAACAGATGGCGTAGGCTTTGCAAACTCTGGTTCAACAAGGCCAGTAGGTGGCTTTTGATTAACATCCATCAAAGGTTCAGCTTTGCGAATAGACCTATCTGCAATAGACTTAGATGGCTCTTTAGGCCTGTTACCAGATTCGCCCTCACCACCAAATGCTTTATTTGCCAACCAAGCAATAGCTGGTATTCCCGCCAATGGCAACAAGCTTTCCCAGTTTTTTGTAATGTCGCCAACCAAATTTTGAGTAGCTGACTGAGGTTCAGGCGCAGGCATTTGCTCTTGCAATTGCTTGTTTGCTTCTGCTACTTTTTTAACCAGATTGCTTGCATTTGGTGCTTTAGCAACAGGCGCAGTAGGAGGTGCAGTAGGCGCTACAGGCCCAGGAACCAAGGGTTGTGTTTGGACTTGTGCAGGCGCTTGGGTTGGCACTTGGGCTGGCCCTTGTGCAGGCGTACCACCATAGATAAATTTGTCAGTTTCTTCAACAGGAAACTCAGCGTATTTTGTTGCCATTTATTAATCTCCTGGTGACAGGCCAATTTGGTTTCTGTTGTTGACCATCAAGGAACCTTTGGGAGGACGGATTACTCTGCCCTCAATATTTGATCTCAT